ATCTGGGTTTTTCTTTCTGGCTGTTACCGCATTGTCGGCGTAATAAACCAATACCTCAGATTGAATATCAGCCTGCCTAAATCTTTGGTCGATCTTTCCAATCGTCTCCCTGTAGTCCTCCACGTTATAACCATGGAGGTGAATGGCTGCTATTGGCATTACTGACCACCGACAAGTTTGGATATTTTCTGCGCTCTTTTCGGGGTTTGCTTGGCCCACAAAGAGTTAAGCATTTCGATAGAAGCCTGCTTGTAATCACCAGACTCTAAATATTTAATCGTGCTCTTAAACTTCCTTATCCCCGCCCCGCCTAATTGGAATCGCCAATCAATAAAGGCCGCTTTTTGTTTGGTCGAGGCTTCAGCAAACCAACGAAAGTGCGCTAAATCTTCATGGCACTCGTTAATGTCATTGTCGAAGAGAAAATCTATTTCCCTATCACTCAAACCCTTGCTTTCAAGGTTTCGGCCTATCCCTGCGGTGGATATACCGAGGTGATCTTCATAAACCGTACTCCTTCGGCCTTCGTGACCTTCTACAAGCTCTTTAGCAAGAGGAATGCATTTAGCTTTTGACATATCGCCCTTCAAGAATCATCGCCAATCCTATCCTCATACAACGCCTGCTCTCGACGGTCCCGCCTTCTCTGGAAATGGAACTGAACAATTGTTCCCGCAAGGCCGACACAAATACCGGCGATAATCCCAAGGCCAGCCAATAGATCGTGGTTTTCACTGATCCACTTCACCAACCCAGAACCAAAAGCCAGGCCACCGCCCAGCTGCGTTGATTTATGGGCAACACCAATAACTAACTGCTCGGCCATAGTTATCCTTCAAAAAAACAGCCCCAAGTACGGATACAAGGGGCTGCGAGGGGGAGATACCATTTATTATCGAGCATAAAAAAACCAGCGGTTAGGCTGGCTTACTTTTGTGCTCGGAATTCGACACTAGTGATTAGTGTCACATAACCGGACCTTTACTGTCAATACATCCAGGCTGTATTTTTTAACATTTGTATAAATTGATGTAGTAAGTTTGCATTTATAACAACTCGCTTATGCTGACTTCGCCTGGGTCAGGGCTGGCAGGCCATTGCACGGGAGACTGCACAGTAAACTTCCGACTCATCAAGATAGCCGCTTGGTATTTCATCATTATCAAAGTGATCTGGAGCCAGATTAAAACTTGAAAGAGCGGCTCCGTGCTTACCTGGCAGCACGATTCTTACGTTATAGTCGCCCCACTGAAAATCCCGACTACCCCTTGTGTGCGGCTTAACATAGATAATTTTGTCGTTTCTTTTTCGTTCATGCCCCGCTACGTAGTGGAAAATCTTGGTCTTTCGTCCACCGACCATTACATCAATTCTGTCCTTGAAAAAGTATTTCCATCTGTGCATAGGCACGAGAAAAACCACCTTATACCCCCTAGAGTTTTCAACAATAACATTGGCGTTCATTTCGCGACCCATTGCCACGTTAAAAAAAGCAGATGCCTCGCGCTTTCCTGATTCTTGGTCAGCTATCCACCTACCTCCACTGTTATTCCAGGTCGGCTGATACGCCCAAGAATTTTTTGGGATGGTTGTAACACCCCTCTTTGACTTAAAACTGACTGATGTAAATTCAAGATGCTTTAGTTGTCGGACTTGGCCATATTTTGAAATCTCACAAAAGAAATTGGTTTGAGAGGTTTTTTTATTAATGGACTTTTTGCTGTCTTCTTTTGAGCTGAAGAAATAACATACTTCATATATTGCAGAATCCTTGCTTGCAGGCTCTAGTCGATGGTGCTCTTTCATCTTCTTGAAAACAACAATAGTCGTACCAAGATATTTCCCCACAGAATCCATAGAGCTAAAGATAATCGGCATGACTGCTGGAAGGCCGTATGCAGAAATTTCGGCTTCAGAAGTATTAACTAAGTGCGAATCGTCCGATCCTGCAAACATAAACAACCCAAAACTTTTTATCAGGCGTTCTGTTTCTCGGTCAAGATTTTTGTTTTCCAGTGACCCAAACGCTTTATCTAGCTCACCTAGAACCTCGCTAATAGTTTCATACTCAAACCCAGATGAGTGCTTCTTTCTTGACTCCGCCACTCTTTTTTTATTTGGCATGGCCAAAACAATCGGCCCAAATTTAATAGCAAGGGCGTTTTCATACGACTGTAATAATTGTTGTGCTAATCCCATAGTTTCACCTCAATTTTAATAAATTTTCTATTTACTCAGATAGAAGACTGCGCCCTCCTCTTCTCGTTAATCCAACCATACAGCGGCTGTTCTGCTTCGTTTAACCACCCTACAAGGATGTCTTTAAGGAAGTTCCATTTCTCTATATGGGCTTTCCTAAAGGTGTCTTCATCGCATCCTAAGGCTTGACCTAGTTGCTCGTAGGTGTAGAGTTTTCCTGCTCTCGGTTCTACGTGGTGGTTATGGGCGCAGTCCTTTATGGCCATTTTTATCAGCTTTTCGGTGTTCTCCCGCCAGTCCTTTCGCCTGATCTGGGTTCTGACGATAAACTTAAGGTCACTAGCCAGCTTGTCTTGCAGAAACTCCCTGTAATCTTCATATAGCTCTGCCTGTTCTGACCAGAGGTAATTCCCTATATCTCTACGTGCAATGGATAGGCTTTTTATGACTGTACCTATGCCCTTTTCGTATCGGGGTAGAATGCGTCCGCCTGATGTTTGCACTCTAACCATGGACTTCTCAGGAACACGCTCTCTGCTCCATTCCCACCATAACTGCCTGCCACTGCGTAAAGGTATGTCGAATTGTTGGGTCATAAATGAGCCTTTATTTCCTCTTGCAACTTACAGTGATAGGTATACCAAGCCATTGGGCGGTGTTGTCTTTTTGCCACAATGACTAGGTAGGTGTAGTAGTCAATGATGTGGGTGTTCATGCTTCATGCGCTTGTTACCTCCGGGCTATCTTCTTTCTCCCCTACTTCCTCGATCGACTTCTGGTGCTCTAACACAGAGCAAGTCATATCGCTAGCAGCAGTTTTAGCTGTGTCAATTATTGCGTCAGCACACAGTTGGAATATCTTCTCAACGTGTTCTGGTGTAAGTCGTAAGCTAACCTCTCCATTTTTATTATCAAAAACAATTTTGCCTGTGTGTTGGCCTTGGTTTTTTCCGTATCTTTCGCGCTCTATTCTAAGTTCAACTAAATTCATATCACCTCTCCCTAATATTCTTTAATCTCAAACTCGACGTATTCACCACCCTTCTTTACTTCTTCAACTTCAATCACCGACCTTTTAATCAGCTTGTCATTGAACCCGTATTTCTTTTGCAGGCAATCCACAAAGGGTTTTACCGGGTTATCAAAATCACTATTTTTTGAGCTGAAGCCAAAGGTTAAATGCAGCTCTAACTTTCCTTTTGGCACATGCAGCGAGGGAAGAATCAGCATCAGGTCACGCTCATATCGCTTATAGGCATCGGTCTTATACCGCTTGCCCTGCCACGCTCGATTGACTGATAACGGCTTTATATCAACCCTCATGTGTACTGAATCACCCCTAGCTCAATCATTCTTCTTAATGTGCGTACCATGGCTCTTTTTTCATACCATTCACGGTGGTTTTCTAACTCTTCGCTGCGCACCCTTCTGTCGATAACATCGTGACAGGATGAGCAACCATAAGCGGCACTAATATCATCGGACTTTTTGCCCATACCTTTGGTCTCATCAGACAAATGACAGAGTACGGTGGTTTCTAAGTTGCCGTTGCACACCCCAACAATTTGAAAGGTGCACTGCTCACCTCGTGCGCTCTTTCTGGCTTTGTTGCTGATGACTTTTGGCATTCCAGTTTTACCTCAGATTCATTTCCGCTTTTTTCATAGAGGTTTTCGTTCTCCACACCTCGATTTCCCACTCCTTCATCTTGAATTGAAGCTTTAGCAGTGTTGCCGTTTCAGATACCTTTCTTAATTTCTCTATCAAGCTAATGTATTTAGGGTGAGCGTAAGCCTCTCGCTCTTGAGCGTTAGCTGCGGTAACACCATTAACTTCAGCCTCTTTCATCAATTCCGCCTTAAGGCATTTTTTGTATTCCTCTAGGTAAGTTTTTTCAGCATCAGCTTTAGAAAAATCAATCGCTTTTTTCTCCATGTCCAACCTTGCTTGCTCTGATTGCATAAAACTAACCTCTGTATATCTCGTTATATATTTCCCTTGTCGGCACATGGCTTAGTTGGGGTAAATGCTCTGGCTGTGTAGCTCATGCAGTTGTCTCCTCGCCATTAATCCATTCTTCCCATTCTCTTGCCGACCAAAACTTACCATCATAAAAATGCGCTTTACACTTGGCACACAACAGGTGCCGTTTTGGACCTATGCCATTGCTTAAATCATTGTGTTCTCGGTGAGAGCAGCACTGCTCAAATTCTTGGTAAGCATTTTCTTGTTCGTTGTCAGTCACGAAAACAACCTCGATATTGATTCCCTTGCATGAATAACGGTTTCTGAATCTGGGTCGGCTTTGATCGACACTTCTTCAATTTCTTCCTTTCTTTCGGGCAGCTCACCCCCAGCCATCACAAATTCTAGGGTCTTGCGCCAAACCTCTTGAAACATGCTTTCCACTTGTGCCGCCCTAACCTTTCTGAAGGCAAAGGGGTCAGACAATAGGCCAATCGCATATACCACCGCTGGGTGCTTCCGGGTACTTTGCCCGGTTGCTTGCCTGTAGGCTTCGTCGTAATTTGGCAGCCCCAAGTCTTCACCTCGCGGCAAGCATAAAAAACGAAACTGGAGGGGTCTTGGAGGCCATATCGAAAACGCTTTATCCCCCCCCACTCGCTCAAGCCCAACCTTGATCATTTCCGGGGAAACTCCGGCAAGCGCATTAATCCAAACCGCTGTCGGCTCAAGCCCGTACCTTTTCTCCCATTCAAAGTCGTAGGTTTCCAGCATCACATCCCAAAGGCGTTCCATCACCTTGCTGCTTGGCTTGTCTAAGGGCTTTAGCTCGTTCGGCTGGCGTTCCATTGCTTCGATTATTTGGCTGGCTTTTTCCATTGCTTCCCCCGTTAGTCATATTTGCGTCAAGCTGGGCAAACTGATTTCTGAGTTTTTTCGGGCTAAGAATATTTACCCTCCAAAAAGAATCGTTATTCGCCCAAGTGAACACCTTGAGAATTTCATCACTGGTGTAGCCATCCCGTTCTCGCATCAGTCGAATATCATCAGCCCACTTTTCCATGTTTGGTGGTTTGGTTTTTGGGGCAACGGAAAGTACGGACTTGTAAATATTTGCAGCCAACAGAAAATCGGTATTAGAAAACTTCGACGTATTGGTTTGTTCTATGGTTTGTTCTATGGTTTGTTCTATGGTTTGTTCTCTGTACTTGGTATCTCCGTCCAAATTGGTGTTGGTATCTGGGTCCAAATTGGAATTGGTATCCTCGTCCAAGTTGGCATGCGGGACCAAGTTGGTATCCTGGTCCAAATTGGAAAGCCTCTCAGGAACGGTCAAAAAGTATTGATTGCAGCCAGTAAAACCACGTTTCTTTTTGGTCAACCACCCCTTCTTTGCAAGTGACGTTGTTAGCTTAGAAATACGGGTGTGATCTTTGATTGACGCCCTTTCTGCCAGGGCCGGAAGTTTGGGGTACACGTTCTCGGTGTTCTTCGCTCTAAAGGAAAACAGGGCCAGCAGAACGCGCCTTTCTGGGTCGGTCAAAAGGTCATCGGTTAGGGCTTCTATGGGAGCAACCAATATCATCAAATAAACACCAACATAAAAATAAACACCCCAAGTAAAAACCACGGTAATACCCGCTTTATGCACATATACCAGCCCTTTAAATCGTCGTGTCGCATGGCTTGCCCATTTGTCAGTCAGATAATCCACCCTAAAAAAACACCGCCCGAAGGCGGTTAATCGAGGGTTAAACTTTTCCAGTCGCAATTTCTTTCAGCAGTGCAATCTTCATTTCAAGCTCTGCTGTTCTTTGTCTTTCCTCTTCTAATTCATCCTCAAGACGGGAGCGTATTTTCACCAGCTTGTAACCCCGGCTATTGGCCCACCACTCAAGAGGTATCTCATTCCCCAACAAGTCCAGTAAGTCGTTGTACTTCTCATCGGGGAAATGTGCTTTACCCGATTTGATTCTTGCCCATTGCCCTGGGTCAATATCCAGCTCCAAGCAGATAACCTTGTCATCCAGCCCAGAAGCCTCACAAGCAAGGCGAACAGCGGCCCTAAGGTCTGTTCTTTTTTTAATAATGTCTATTCCCACCACAGTCTCGTACTCCCTTATAACCTTAAGCCTCAGGCTTCCTTGTGTTGGACTGTCAATACTACTCAACATCTTTGACTCCAATTGACGGTCGTTCTTTGTTTAAAATAAAACCCCTTGCGGGGCTGAAGGCTTTCAATCACCTATCTAGTGTTGGGAGAGGATGACAACCAACAGGCTAGATAGGTGGCTGAAAGGCTTTAGGCGGAACTCTTTTTAGGTCGCTTTATTTCGTAGAAAGTGGGGCACCCATCCCCTACCACGAAGAATATGTCTCTCTCTGCTTTCAGCATTTTTGATACGGCCCCTTGCGTGCAGCCAAGTATTTCTGCCGCCTCTGCCTGCCTGCTCTCTCTACAAAACTCTTTTATATGTATTTCTCTCATATTCGAATGTTATTACCAATAGTAATTACATGTCAATACCCAAAGTAATATTCATTGGTGGCAAAATATGCATATGAGTAAAGAAACAACCAAAAAAGAGTTTAGTCTTCGTTTTCAAGAGGCTTGTAGGGATATATCTGTGACTAACCGCGACGAGCTGGCAGCAAAGTTTGGAGTTACACAGGGGATGATTAGCGGGTACTGGAACGGCAACAAAATGCCATCCACAGAGAACGGCGCAGAAATGGCCGAGATTCTAAATGTCACAATGGACTGGCTGTTCTGTGGGAGGCCCCCCAAAAGGCCTGGGGAGGATATTTTAAATGGATTAACCTCCGAACAGAAAGTAACAATCAAAGAGGTTGTATCTGCGCTTAAGAAATCGCCCATAGATCACACTGAAGCAGGATAAGCCTGACGAAAACAAGCGGCACAACTGGATTTAAGGAAGAAGCAATGAAGTGTTTAATTATTATTTGTTTTATATTTTTATTGGGGTGCAGCCCAGAAGATAAATACGATGCAGGTTATAACGATGGGTATGCAGCGGGGTATAACACCACATGCAAAATCAGAACTACCATGATTGAAGGTGATTGGAGTAACGATTCATATAAGCGCGGGTATACCTCCGGCCATTCTGCTGGCGCGTTTGCCTGCACCAACCGGCGAAACTAGCTGTAGTTATTATCTTTGTTGGTTGGCGGGTCTGTAATATCAGTAAGCGCACATAAAAACATAGGTACAGTAATAAAAAGCCCTATCAAAATATGAACGAATATATCAACAACCTTCATAGCGGTATTTTTATTCTCTTGCCTGCACTTGTGGGCAGCCTTATCACCATCTATATTTTCAGAAAAAAGGCCTTTGTTCAGGGGTCCAGTATTTTTCGTAACGCTATCCTTGACGAGCTTTCCGGCATCTACCCTGTGGTCGGCACCTGGTCGCCTGATGACTACACCAGAATCAGCAACAGCGGGCTGAACATCAAAAGAGCTGCTCAGGACTTTATGCCCAATGTTCCCTTCTATCGCAAAAACGCCTTCACAAAAGCTGTAAGCAACTATAGTTATCAGGCAGAGCAAGCTACGTTTGACCAAGCGATTTATGATGCGGCCTTTCCACCCAAAGAACCCACCCAAAAAGAAAATATCGTTCACGCTATCTCTCATCTTTTATCCTTTACTAAATAAACCCACGTAACACCTAGCCAGCCTAAATTAACCCCTGCTTGGGGATGATTTTCAAATTATAGCAAAAAATATTACTATTGGTATTGACATATAATTACTAATGGTAATAATATTACCCATACCAACCTAAAGGAGATGGGGAAATGGGAATAAATACAGCACTACGTGACCATGAAGAATCGAGCAGTAATAAGGCTGATCAAGAGTGGGAAGCATTTCAAGGTTCTGACCTTCACAAGGCCATGAAAGAACATAGGTTTGAGACGCTACTAGCTGACCCAGACAACCTATGGGAAGCCATTGGCCCTGATGCCATTAAATACCCCTTTGATACTACTTACCTGCCTAAAACCGAAGCACGGCGCGAAGAAATTATTAAGCGTATGAAGTCCTTCAACCAAGCCCTAGCCACAAACATAACCACCATGATCATCACCAAAGATGATGCAGAGCTAGGCCGCGTAATCAGAAACATGGCTGAAACCTATATGGAAGAACCTGTTGACGAGTGGGTGAGTAAAAACTGGAGGGCATGGGGATGAATCCAACACAACTATTCCTAGAAATCATCGACGAAAAGCACAAACAAATTCTTGAAATAAACCTACACCGTCTTATTTCCGGTGAATGGGATGGCGAAAGATTCAAACACGAAATGCGCCGCTACATAGAGAGATTCAACGATGACAAACACCAAGCAAATATTAAGGAATGCGCTCAACGCCATACTAATGTTCATCGTCTTTCTGATTACCATGATCGACTTAGAAAGCGTCCTGGTTATGTAGAGCATTAAAAGTTTATGGCGGGGAATAACGCCGTAGAAGGCTAATCTGGCTGGAGGTTTGTTGCTGGGTTGCGAGAGTCGTGGCCGATAGCTGGAGATAAGCACCAGCCCCCGCCGCCTATAGGAGATAGAAGCAATGGGCAAATACAAAGAAGCGATTAAGAAGCTGGAAAAAGAGGCCGAAATGAGGATTCAAATGGCTGAATCATGTGAACGCACGTCTTTGTACTTTAAACGCCAAGCCAGCTATATCCAGTACGCAATAGATATTCTCAAGCAGGAGCAGGAAAGTGAATAGCGAAACATTAAAACGCAGGGCAAGGGAAAAAGCCCGTATGGATATGCGCGACGATGCACCTAACAACCCCTATACATTTGGCACCACTGAATATTGGGCTTATGCCAATGAAGTCAATAAAGCCTTCAATGAAGAAGAGTTAGCGAGGTCAATATGACAACTACAGAAGAACTATCTCTGCCACTACAAATCGATCAGGTGGACTTCAGAATTCAGTCAATCAACAAAGGTGGTTACGCAACCATTCTGGCCTACAAAGATGCTCGTGTAGACATGAACAGACTTAACCAAGTATTCGGTGTTGGCGGCTGGCAAAGAAAGCACGAGCTTATCAACGGGCAACTGTTTTGCTCTGTTGGTATCTGGAATAAGGACATCGAGCAATGGGCTTGGGTAACGGATGTTGGCACGCAATCAAACACTGAAAAAGAAAAGGGTCAGGCCAGCGATGCGTTTAAAAGAGCTTGCTTCAATCTCGGTATCGGCATTGAGCTTTATGACTATCCGCCCATTCAGCTAAAGCTAAAAGACAACGAATGGAAAATGGATGGCGATAGGCCAAAACCAACCTGGAACTTAAAAATTAAAGACTGGGTTTGGTTTACCCAGTTCACAGATGGGCAGCTGACATACCTCGCCGCAAAAGATGAAACAGCGTTACGTTTCCAGTGGGGACAATTCAAGAAGGAGCAAGCAGCATGAATATTTTTTTAGATATAGAAACCATTCCGGCTCAACCGGAAGAAGAAACAAAAGCAATTATAGCTGAGTCAATACAAGCCCCATCAACAATGTCTAAAGCTGAAACCATTAATGATTGGCATAACGGGCAAGGCAAATATGCAGGGGCAAAAGATGCCGCCATCGAAAAAGCCTACAGGGACACTTCCTTTAATGGCGCAGAGGGAAGAATAATTAGTTCCTCCTTCGCCACAGATTCGAGCGACCCGGCGGTTTTTTTTGGTGACTATCAAAGCGATGACGAAGCGAAACTTATTAACAATTTATTTTCCGCTATATCAGAAACTTTAAAGCGACAAGCGCATTCAACGCAACCCTATTTTATTGGTCAGTTTATCGCTGGTTTCGACCTCAAATTCTTGTTTCACCGATGTGTAGTTTTGGGCATAAAGCCACCTTTCCCCTTACCGTTTTCTGGCAGGCATGAAAAAGATTTTTATTGTACCCAGCAAGCATGGGCAGGATTCAATGGCCGAATGAGCCAAGCCAGCCTATGTAAAGCCCTCGGCATTGAAGGGAAGCCTGATGATATTGATGGGTCGAAGGTGTGGGATTTTGTAAAGGCCGGGGATGTTGCACGGGTCGCTGAATATAACCGTGATGATGTGGAAAAGGTAAGAGCCATTTACCAGCGCATTAACTTTATAACTTCAGAAGAGGCAGCGTAAAAATGGCAAGAGGAATCAACAAAGTCATTCTAGTCGGCAACCTAGGCAAAGACCCGGAAGCCAAGTTCATGCCTAACGGCAATGCTGTAACCAATATTACAGTAGCCACTAGTGAGAGCTGGAAAGATAAACAAACAGGGCAACAACAAGAACGCACTGAATGGCACCGCATAGTCTTCTTTAACAAGCTGGCTGAGATCGCTTCACAGTTTTTAAAGAAAGGCTCAAAGGTCTATTTGGAAGGCTCCCTACGCACCCGCAAGTGGCAAGGCCAAGACGGACAAGACCGCTACACCACGGAAATCGTGGCTAGTGAAATGCAGATGCTTGATGGCAAGAGCCAAACCGAATCGCAATCAACCCAGCCTACACCGCCACCACAAAACAAGCCACAAGGGGCGCATGATTCTGGGTTTGATAGCTTCGATGACGACATTCCATTCTGACCCCTACCTTAGATCTTATTTGTAACCCTAACGCCCCTTAACTGGGGCTTTGTAGGTAGAAGAAACTTATAGATAAAAAGGATATTGATATGCCAAGTTTCAAGAAAAAAGTAAGAGTGGTCCTCGAGCAAGAAATAGAAATAGAGCTGACCGAAAAAGTTTTTCACGGGCAATCTACCCAAGAATACCTAGAGGAATTTCGCGGGGCGTTCTGGAGCGTAGACGGAATTGATGACGTTATCGAGTATGCGGCCAGATGTGTAGCTCTAGGTCTTGAGGATTGTTCACAAGATGGCATCGGCTTGATTGGAAAATACGACAGCAACCACCCAAGGGAACCTGACACTAAATTCAACATCATTGATGAAGAAGTCACGTCAGAAATTATTAATACATAAGCCCAATAAAAAAGGAAATTAATATGTTGATTTTAACTAGAACCGAATCCACAAGCATCTTAATTGGTGATGACATTACCGTTACCGTATTAGGGGTTAAAGGAAATCAGGTTCGTATTGGTGTTAATGCGCCAAGGGATATATCTGTTCATCGTGAAGAAGTGGCGGAAAGAATTAAAGCTGAAAAAGAAATGGCTTAATAAAGGAATAACAGATGAAAAAATTTATAACAGTAATTGGTATTTTGTGCCTAGGCCTTGTAATGCTATTTGGGCACATAACATTAATGGATGCACAAAAAGCCCTTGCCATTAAAGAAGAAAGGCTAGCCGCTCAACAAAAAATATCTGATGCCTGCATCTACAAAGAATATTTCACAGTCGGCATTCTTACCTTTAGTTGTACACAGTTGTTTGTTGTTCCAGAGGAATAACCCAGCAGCCAGGGGAGCCGAACTTGTGAGGCTTCCCGCTGCGATGCTTTGTTAGGCGGGAGAGAAAGGGAAAAACGAAATGGAAATGGAAATATTATATTGGCTGGCAGGCTTGTTGTGGGTAATTGGTGCTATTGCACAAATAGCAAAGTTCAATTCAATAATCCACAAACACAAAGTACAACAACCTTACAGTGGTCTTTTTCTGGCTGTATGGGTCGTTTTATTTTTCTCGTGGCCATACTGGTATTTTTACGACAGGAACGCCTAACCACAAGCGAAACGGCAGCTATGCTGTCCGAATTTACGCGCCTTGTTAGGCGCATTACGGAGCGAGAACTATGAACCACTTATACGAAGACAAAGAAGGCAAGATACATTCTTGTGAGAGCGGGGATTTTAATTTTTACCAAAACCTAATAAAACTGGTGTGGACTAAATGCGGAAAAGATGTACCAGCTAATCAAAGCTTTACAAGCAATGAGCAGCCTACGTGCAATTGCTGTAGCGCCTAACCTTTGCGCTAAGCGGCAAGCTTGCGCAGTCCGATTGAGTGCGTTGTTATATGGCGTACTAATTAACTGGAGAGATGAAAATGAAATTAATCAAGAGCGAAGTTGTAAATGGGAAAACAGAGCTAACAATTGAAAAGACGGTGCTTTTCTTCTTTAAGAAGCAAGAGAAGTACATAGCAGTAAAAAGGATAGCAGGTGAGTTTTATTCGTGGGTAAAAGCACCTAATAACACAATAGTTCCAGACCATATGAGCTTTCAACTGGATAAATGGAAACAATTAGCCATATAACCCCAGCAGCCAGGGGAGCCGAATAGGCTTCCCGCTGCGATGCTTTGTTATACAGGTCCACAGAGGAATTAATATGAAATACCCAAAATGCCCACACTGTAAACACGAATTTAATGACGAAGAAATTTGGCACACTGGATCGACTGTTTTTCCAACTTTGAATGATGGTGATTCCACCGAAACATTTTGCCTAAGCTGCAAAGAGCGGCTGAGAATTGTATTGGTCCTTGAACCATCATGGGCTTTCATTGATCAAGACGGCAAAGATATAACTGTATAACCCTTGGTAGCAGGGGAAACGAAGCGCAGCGTAGTTTTCCCGCTGCCTAACATTGTTATATTACGTTGGTGAATTTATGACTAAGTTTGATTTGGCGGAAGCCTCGCAAAGAATGACAAAGGCAGTTAATGAAATGTGCAAAGTTGCTGATTTATTGAGCGACGATAGTGAATGCTTTAGCTCGACAATTAAAGAGATTAACGAGCAGATTGGCGACATGACAAGGGCTGTTAACTTGATTAATGCTGAACTGCGAGAAGTAATATAACCATTAGCAAACCGGAGCCGAAGGCTTCCGAAATTATGCGCCTTGTTATGGCGCGGGAGACATTAAATGCGTGACCCAAGACAAACACCAAAAGCCGGAGACGAGATTAAACAGGCCGCTACTGGATACCACTTAAAAGTAATCTCTGTTGATAGCGACAGGGTTGCTTGGCAACGGAAAAAACGAGGCCTATGGGTGGACGACAACGCTTGGAGTCTGCATGGCTGGAGAAAGATTGTTGCAAGGAGAGCTGAGATAGTTCTGGTAGCGCCATAACACGTTATTAACCGAACTTCGCGGAGTTTTAAAGAAAATGAACTATTACAGTGCAAGGAAGTACATGACCAGCGACCAATCAGCTCGTATGGGCAGAGCCAGCCAAAAAGTTCAAGCATTGAGGCGGCTCGCCGAGGCAGATCACGGCCCTTACCCAATACGCTCAGGCTTACAACTGGTCATCATCACCCTGGACATGAGAACGCCAATGTCCATAGAGAACTGCGCCATGCTGTTCGATGTTGGCAAAGAAAACCGTTATCGGTGGATGCTGAATATGGAAAAGCAAAATGGCCTGATTGGCTGGCACGATGCTGGGCGCGAAGTCATTGGTAAAACTAGGCCGCTATTATCAATTGGTTGAAGGGGCAGAAATGAGACCACTGGAACAAATTGCAATGATTTTTAACCGCGCTGTTATATGGCTAATGAACGCCGCCTTTGGTCGCGCCAGATACAGGGTTAAATTCATCTACAAGGATGGAGGCAGAGTAGTTTTTGACATCACTCAAACCGTCACGATTTACAAGCCGGAACAGATTGATAGAGGACGTGAAATGAAAATAGCATTTGGGAATTTGGCAAAAGAAATGCCCGAGATTAAACCGTATTTATGCAACGGCACCTTACTTGTCGAGCCTACTTGCTATTTAGGAAGATGGAAAGACGTATAACAATGAATATTCGTTAGGTGAATGGACTAATTATCAATTTGATAATAACTGATAGTTAATTGATAGAAACAACAGCACAGGGAATATTGATATGACAATAGAAGAAATTGAATATGAAATTGCGTCCAACAATATAACAGCGGCTAAGGTTTTTACCCTAATGGAACAACGTCTGACGGCCAAAGATAGACTAATTGAAAGATTAAGGGCTGAAAACAAAGAGCTAAACGAGGCATGCAATAGCATTGAGTGGCCCTGAAGCCCCACACAACAAAGAACTGGAGATTAAGATCAGATGATTGATGCTAATGAAGAGCTAAACAGCAAGCGCACTCAGGCTATAAACGCGTGCATTAGTATTTATGAAAACATACAAAGATCAACAGTAAATGATATGCCGATGGAAGTAATTATGGCTTGGCATATAGGTCAAGAAGCTAAAAAAATACTGGACGCATAACAAACAACTTATTAGTGAGGCATAAATGGAAATCACAGAGTCTATACCGGTAGAAAAGTTTAATACTTGGACCGAATTGTTTAAACAAACTAGCGGGCGTTTTCTGCAAAACCCTTTTGTAATGTCTAGCTCAGTGAGGGTTAATTACACGTTCAACAATTATGAAGATTACGTAAAACTCACCAATGAGTGGCGAAGGCTTAATACTCCCATAGTAGAAACAAAGCGTGGGTTTTGGGCGAGGCTAAAAGTTAAGTTAGGTTTATAACAAAGAGCTTATTTAATATGAAGCTGGCCCCTCACACAAAGGCAAATCGGGAGTTCTTCGAGAAAGGCTGCTGCCCTTCCCTGTCTGTCTGGTGTGACTGGATTGATCGCCAAGTTGTTAAGGGGAAAATGATCGACGGGAAGCCTTATATAGACCTGAACTGGTTCGCTGCAAATGATGATATGCGCGAAACAAAAACCAGCTCGGGCTTGTCATTGCTAACGGACTAGATTACAAATGACCACCATGCGACCTAAAAAAACCAGATTAGTAGACGGAATCCCCCTCGTTGACAACCTCTATAAAGACCCGAAAGGCCGTGTTGGTTACTACCGATACCGCAGACCTGACGGGACATTCAAGACGTTTTCAGCCGAAACCGTGGACCAAGCCAACGAGACCGCGACTGAGGCGAATGGCCTGCGCGGTCAGGACTTGCCAGTAGAAAGAAAAATACCGAAAAGAGACAACCTTGCCTACCATGTCCCCATATATATCGCCTATCAGGAAAAAATTAACCCTGAGTTGAAAAGCAAACCCAGCTGGAAAAACAGAGCTTACGCGCTGAATCAATTTGCAGAAGCCTTTCCTATTATCGGGCAAATCAACAGAGATTCCCTTTTGTCCTGGTGGGATGGCCTTACCTACCACCAACAAAAACTGAGAATGGCAGAGTTTAGACGGTTCTTTAACTGGCTAATGGGTGAGGGTTTAGCCGCCAAGATAAAATACAACCCATTCACCACGGCAGATGATCGCCCAAGACTACTACTAAAACAGAAGCCTAAGAAACAGCGCAAGCCATTAACTCAAGCGGGTTATTACAAAGCCTATGCTGAGGCAGAAAAGCTAGGCTATGAGTGCCTACAAATTGCCATGGAAATCAGCCGTTACACAACCTCGAGAGAGGCCGATATATGCGGCCTTCGGTGGACGGATATTATAGATGGTGAACTTAGGGTGGTTGTTAGCAAGTCAGAGGCCCAAAAAGGCAGCGCAAGAGCAGCAAGGCTTAAATGGAGCCTGAAAGATCACCCCATTCTTAAAACACAAATAGACAGAGCGCGGGAATTATCTCTAAAACACAAAAGATGCCCATTTATCATTTCACACAAGCCAAAAAAAAGGGTGTGGAACGAAAACAAGGAGCATCTATATCAAGTAACACCAGACCGGCTATCCAGAATGTTCCGCGAAGTGATTGATTCGTGCGGAATAGAAGGCACCTCTTTTCACGAGGTTCGTGGATTATCAGCCACGCTTTATAAAGCTGAAGGCTATACCACTGAAGAAATTCAAAATCTAATGGCCCACGAACAAGAATCAACCACCATAGGCTACCAGAATGCTGACGAATTACCCTACCAACCCATCACAATGAGTCTGCCTAAATGAGTTATTGTACGCTGGGTTATTGTACGGTTATTGTACGCTTGAAGTTAATAATTTCTTGGGTGTGTGTAACATACTGTAAAACAATAATAAATTGGTCGGGGCGGCCGGATTTGAACCGACGACCACTACACCCCCAGTATTTAGAGTACACGACCCATCCTATTGATTCAAGTAAAGAACCCCTGAATCACCACTACCCCCTATCTATATGCGTTTATACCCTATTTCGGGTAATACGCCTTATCAAACTATCAGTTACTTATGTACTGGATATTACCCGGAGAAAAAACAATGGATAGGTTTGCAATAATTAGTCTAAGCATTTGCATTGGTATTGACCTTCTTAACTATTCGCACCAATACGATACTGGCGAATGGATACTTGATATGGGCCACTGGTACAACTCACCAGCGATTACAATATTGAATATTTTTTTGGTCGCTTCCCTTTTACTTCTAGGAATAAAGAAGTCTTAACCCTTAACACAATACTTATAGGTAATGAGATATGAGTGAAAAATGCAATCACGGAATAGTGAAGGGTGCTCATTGCTGCTCATGTGCGGCAAACGTGGATTTTATATTAAAGACAGAGACAGCAGGGGCTACCGAACGGCTGCAAGAAATTGTTAACGCACATTCTGACCCGGATGACCCAGGCTATAACGAATGCGATAAGCCTGGAGAGCAATGTATGTGGTGCGAAGAAGCGGTTGCCATTATAAAAGCATTTAACCCTTAACCCAGAGACAACTACGGAGTGAAGATTGATGGCCATTATAAGAAAAGATTATTTACTGGCAGGTGATCATGTATGGATTATTGGCTTTGGGGAGTTGCCATCGGCTGGTGGCCCTGGCTTATTCTGCAAGAACTGTGGCATTGGCCCGATGATTAGTGGCAGGCATGGGAAATGCCCAGAGACACCTTCGGAGTGAATGATATGCACGTCGATAGCTTTACCAATGCAACAGTAGTCGATTTAAAGAAATCAGCCCGAAATGAACACGGGGTTCTATACGCCCTTAAATATCATCCTCGAATAAGCACTTGGGATATGAGTGAGAATGCTTGGCTCAGAATTATCATTGAGTCACTGGAAAACAAGAAATTGATTGAGCCTGTTTCCGAGCCTTACCCCTGGCATAAATGGAAGCTTACCAAGGCCGGAGAAAACGCAATTATTATATAGCCACTACGGAGTGAATGATATGAGAGAACGATTATGGGCCGCGGCAGCCAGAAGACATCCTGAATTTATGATTCTATCAAGGCGGCTACTTATACTGAGAGCTATACTTTTCCCCCTCCAAGCACTTCACTCGTATATGCATAGGATGGATGGTTATCAAATTCAAAGCGATACATGGCTAATTAGCGGGGTTCGCTATTCTAGAAAAACTCTCCAGTGCTTATCTAACGCGCAAGGGGAAACATACAAGATAAATCGCAGTGGCGATACTGTGACACTAGAGCGATTAACCCCTTAACACGAGTATTGGAGTAAAGAATATGGTTGAACAAATACAGCAAACGGCCTTTATATTTGCACTAGCAACCTTGTTATTTATCTGCGCCTGGAAAGACCCTAACAAGCTGCCAGGATGGGTGATAATTTGCACCCCTATAATATGCGCCTTAACTGTCGCCACAACGGTTATTACTACGCTTATTGTTATATGGACTTAGCCCACACAACCGATTGCCCTATGGGTGAGCCGCCTAATGGATGGAATAATTAATAATGCCAACACCAAAATATAAACTCCCAAAAGATCAGGAAGCCCTTCTTCTTCGGGCTTTGAATATAGGGATAAGCAAATCCACCATTGTTTCTATTTGCAAAGATCTTTGCGAGAAAAACAGCTTTCCTTGGGCGGAAGCTAAATATTCCATTCTTTTTGAAAAGTGTATGAAAGCAGAGAGTAAAGAATAAATCTTTTAAGGCGCAACCTCTATATCCCCATTACGATGGGATAGCCGACTACTCAGGCCATCCTTGGGTTATATCCATGCCGGGATCAGATTCAACAGCAAGCTCTAGGGTATCACTGTAATCTCTTATAGCTTTCACCCTTGCCCATACATCCATGAGCAGGTCAAACTCTGATTGCTCATCTATTGTGAGCGCACCGTTTATTCTTTCCGCCCTCTCTAACAGTAATGCCCTAGCTTGCATGTTGGCCTGCTTCCAAGCTGGGGCAAACAAATATATTTTTTCTTGAGCTAATGCCTTAATACTGGATTTAGCATAAGCTATCTCAGCAGCAGTGTTTTTTACCCACTGACCTCCGTCCCATTCATCAAAATCAGCTGGCTCAAAAAGAGTATACCCATCGTCGACCTCCCCAAGGTGGTCTACCTCCTTAGACTCCCCATTTGCTGTGCTGTAAACCGTACTTCCTCGGTAGTCGTCAACTTCTGACCACTGCCCATCCGCAAAAACTGCTGCTTTCCCAGTAACGACCGATGGCGGCTCTACAGTAGTGGCGTACCCAGGAATAAGAAATTCGCCAGGAGTTAACGGGTCGGGTGCTGCGGTGGATGTATCAAGATATTCATTTGTATTTGGGTCGTAGTGGTAGATGTTCAAAAGCTTCTCCTTAGTACTTAATGCAATACATTAAAGCCTGATTTCGGGGGCGCGTTTCCGTGCCCCCTGATGAACCAGAGTTTGAGGTTGTAGGGCTTCTGAAAAACACGCCACTTTGTGTGTAAGCAAGACCTGTGGACCCGTAGGTTGTATAACTGTGGTTGTGGCTTTTATAACTGTCGCCCTGAAAGGAGCCAAAAGATCGGCCCGAGTCAACCCCTCTCCCATTGGCCCACCCCCTTATAAATTCACCCCTTAAATCTGGAATCTTAAATGTGCTCGACCCATTCCCGCTGCCAAAGGTTGTTCCAATCACGGAAAACAAATCAGAATAGGTGGTTCTGCTTATCGTTGAACCATCACACTCTAATGTGCGATATGGAGGCGTTCTGGCGGCATGAGCGACAACATCACCCACAGCAAGAGCACCTAACCCAACCCATGCGCCATCCTTTCGTCCATAAGAAAGTCCATCGGAGGGGGCATCACCTAACTTAAGAGAAAGCCCTTGGGCAGTTACATAGGGGAACAAAACAAAATGCACCCCTGAGTAGATTACACGGTAGTATTCCCCACTTGCTATATGCCCAGATGATATGGCGGTCCCATCTGGGTTTTTTATGTCTTTTGCCCCCAAGGAAGAAACATTTAATGTTGCTGCTCCTGTGTTGGTGTTATTAGCAACAAACACAAACTCCAGCCCGGGCGAATAAGCAGCTAACGTCCTATTTGGGGTCAAGGTGTAGGAATTTGAAGAGCCTGTAGATACAAGTGTTCCGTTCATGTCGGCATATAATCTTGCCGTTGCTGCCATGTTTTCCCTGGCCGAATTATTCACCTCAGAATAATTCATATTCTCTGGCCAGCCATTCGGCGGGGAGCTATTATTATTTGATGCTACTTTATCCCAAGTGTTTATTTCAGACATATTAGTTGCTCGCTAGATGTGCGGTTGTACCGTAGATGGTAAAATTCAACGCATTGGCAGTGCCGGATTTGATGCCGACCTGCCCTCCGATCTGCACCATAAGCCCCCCGCCAACAGACTCAGATTTAATATCTATAGAATCATTGGCGGGAACGCTTTTACTTTCGTAGATCGCAGTATCATCATTAAATGTGCTACCATCGTCATCGTGATATAGAGAAAAGCTCGCAGCAGTACCTGTTGTATTACAAATAACGATGCGGCTTATCTCTGTTTGAATTTCTGCGGTATAGGCACTTTCAGCAGAAGTTGAAGTCGGCCTAACCTGTGCCAATTGTGAACCGGAGGCAAAATTCATGGACTGGAGTTCCCCAGGGGCTTATGCAACCCCTATTGCATTCCTTCTCTTGCCGTTAGCAATAAAAGCTAATGACTGGATAGCCAAAAAACTACGGTCTTTCTTTAATAGAAAGATTCCAGAAGGGAGAATGAAAGATATTTTATTGAGAGATATTCACACCGGCAGACGTGCCGAGTAACCCTGTATAAGGTGCCGATTGCTCTAACCCCCTTCGCAAAGGAATTGCTATTGGAGGGCGTTGCGTTAATGCTGCCTGCACAATCTTTTGGCCTGGCTTGGTATAAGCGCCAGATGCACCCAAAAGCCCACCAAACAGCAAGGGGTCAAACGCATAAGCCCCGCCCAGTAATGCTGTATTCATTATTGCTCTAGGAGCAGTGCCTGAATCAGGTATAGTTTTTGCCAGCATTTCTTTTGCTGCCTCGGTAGCCTTTTGATCAAAACCTTTCCCGGCCCCATACGATTTTTTGCTGGTATTCGACTTGATAGCTCTAAGTAGGTGCCCAGGGGTAAACACGCCCTCTCTTGCTCCTTCATACCCCGCTGCCTGACTAACCCTCTGCATCTTGGCATAAGCCTTATCTGCGCTGGCCAGAGCCTCCCCTGATAAAGGGTTTTGCCGCTTACCCATATCCAAAAAAGATTTACGAACAGTTTTTAAAGCCTTGCCTAAATTTTGATTAAACGGGTCTTGGCTTTCCATCCATCGATCTGATTCTTTCCTTAAAGCAGAGTCAACCTCTTTGAATGTTTTTCCCAAAACAAGTTGATTAGGGTTATCGAAATTCTTAAAAACTTTTTCTGTTAAGTATCCATACAGTGCTTTTTGTTGTTTTTCTGGTAGCTGCTCAGAGAGCTTGAGCAATGATGATACTTCGCTGGAAAACTGCTGATCAAGCTTAGTATTCATCCCCAAAAGAGCCTTGTCATACTTTGATGAAATAATGTCATCGGCCTTGGCAATCGCAGCTCTTCCGGCAGGCATAGAGTCATCTAGTTTTGAGCCAACAGACTCCAGGGCATCATTAATCACACCCTTACTATAAGATGCCAAAGATCGGCCTTTAGCTGACTGGATGGTGTCTCCCAAAAGCGGAATTGATGTTGCAGCATCTTCAAGCCGCTGTGTCGTGCCACCAAGAATTTCCCCCGGCGTTAATGTGCCGCCATTGCCTATTAAGCTGCTAGCCGACTTCTTCACATAAGGGCTGACCACCTTGCCAAGCAGCTTGGGAAGCCCGTACCCTATTCCCTGCCCAATAGCCGCCCCCGCTCCACCCTCAAGCCTTTCATGGTCGGTAGCAGCACCATACGCGCCAGCAGCACCCATACCCTTTATCAAGGATGTCGGATTGGTAAGATGCTGGGCCATCGCTCCCTTCCCCCCCAAAACTCCCCCTGTGACTAATAGCGCACCAATATCAGTGGCAACGCCACCAATCGTGGCAGGGATAGAGTCATCTAACATCTTATCTGTTTTGGGGTCAGGCTTATGAAATCCTAAAGTACCAATTTCTGTCATTCTGCGACCAACACCTGACAGAGTTTCATCTAGCCACTGGGGTGTTTTTATGCCTGTATCAAATGGGCCAAAGCTTAACTCGCCACCGCCCATATAATCCCTCCGCTCTTGCAAGGTTGGCTCTGGCTGTAAAGCCTGTTGTTTTGCCTCTAGCTGATTATAAAAAAAGTCAGCCGCCTCAAAGTCTTTGGCCTCAACAGCCCTTGTCATTGCTCCTCTTAAGTCGCTGTCATTCATCGCATATACTTCCTGTATTTTTCAGGGAAATCGTCTGGGGCATTAGACCTTGCTTCTGCTCTAATGCGATCAATCCTTTCCGCAATAAGCATATCCATTTCATCAATGGCCTTTAAGTATTCACTTTCTGACTGCGCCTCATTGAGCCTAGATTGAGCTTCTTCTGCTTTTTTGCCTTCTACTTCTGTAATTTGACCACCACCCTTCAGGCCTTGGTATGCTTCCATAAAATTTTTGCCCCTAAGCTGGTCGGCAACAACAAGAAAATCTTTGCGTTCTGACCCAGGGAGTGCCATGGGATTTAAAATACTACTAAATCCTGTTGCAGCCTCTCTACCTGGGTGGTTTTTAGCTTTATCAAGAATTTTTCTAAACTCTTCAGACTTGGCAATATCAGAAGATGCTGTAGCCAGCTGCTCCCCCGTATATTTGCCTCGTGCCGCTCCTTCCGCTTTCTGTTGTGCTATCCCGCCAGGGCCAAGTACTGATACTCCTTCGGGAAGCACTACAGGTTTAGCCCCACCCTGATTACTCAACTGATAGGGCGAGATATTGCCATTCTCATCAGTAGCAAACATAGGCGTTAAGCCGTAGCCGGGAGCCTTATTAACAGCTGTCGATTCAATATTAGGATTAACCCTTTCCGTTGGGCTGTCTTGCCAGTAGTTATACCCATCTGCACCTTTGTACATTTGCCTTTGCTTGTCTTGAGTAAAAAGCTTGTCGCCACCCATAACTCCAGCCTGGACTGCACCCAATAAATCCTGGTTAATATTAGGGTTGTCTTGCAAAGAGGCTAAGTATTGATTCTTTTTAGTTTCTAGCTCTTGCTGCTTTTTATACTCTGCCTGCTTTTGTTCATGTGCTTGCTGTTGGGCTTTATTTTTTGCCGCCCTCTGAGAAAGTAGCTGCTGTTGATTGTTATACTGGTTGGACATTTGCATTCCAGATAAAACAGCAGCATACGGGTCGTTGCGTTTGTCCCTAGAAGCACCAAGTAGACTCATTCCAGCGGTAAACATTGGATTACCTAATAGCCCTTGATAATTCTTCATAGAACCGCCCCCAGTAACGCTCCCCCTGCTGCCCACGGCCCAAGCGCAGCCATTCCGGTAAGCCCCATTCCTTCACCGAGACCAAGCCCCGTCATAGCCCCCCCAGCAGCACCTGCTAGCCAGTCCTTCCCTCCACCAGAGTCCTTAGATGTTGTCGTAGATGTGCCGCCATAGTTACCCTGAATTGCCGCCACATATTTAGCCAAGTTCTCATCAGCAAGGTTTTCATAATGATTAAACCTAGCCATGTCCTCGTTAATACCTTTCTGATTTTGCCCCTCATAAACAGAGCCAACCTTAGCCAACCTATCCATATCGGCATAATCGTTTTGTGCTAACCCTGGAGCCAATGTTGCAGCTGCAAGCTGATTTTTCCTTTCTTGTTGGTACTGGCCTCCGTACATGTTGTTGTACAGATCGCCCTGCTCTTCATACATCCGGCCAGCGTGTGCGCCTGAACCCGTCCTACCTGCGGAGGAAAACTGTGCGTTGACATTGCCTTTAATTTTATCTGCGCCTTGCTGGAACATCTGATCAAGGTAAGGATTGCTATTCAGGTAATCCCCATTCATGGTGCTTTGCACTAAGTCCTTAGCCCCATCATTAAGAGGAGACCCGCTCATAGCTCTATTTTCCATCATGCCCAAAGCATTGTTAGTCTGCCCCGATAAGTCGGCATAGGTTTGGCCGCCAAAGTATTCCGGCCCACCAGAGCGGTAATTGTTTTGCGCCTGACCAAACACATCTTTTAGGTAGGGTTGCTGTCCATCCCAGGGGACGGTTTTCTGCACCTGGGTTCCTCCACCTCCGCCGCCGCCACTTTTACCTTTCATGTGAAGGCGATGATCATTTTCTATATCTCGACGAAATAAGCTCATAATGCACACCTAGTTGTAATTGAGTAGGGCTTAAACCCGTCTCCATCTAACATCCTTTCCCACCCTTTTCGGCCATAGCCTTCTAAATACTTACAGTTATGGTGTTTGCCGTATGCTTTCAGGATGCCCACAAGATCGGGGAGCCAGTCGCGCATATTTTTCCCTGCAATAATTGGCACACCCAAAACCTTAAAATCAGGCATAACCAAAATTTCGGTGACAGCAATAGCATCACCACTACACAGCCAAAGCTGCATGTTTGTTTCTTTTAATTGTTTCAATACGTGATCAGAATCAAAGCCAAAATCAAAACGGTTGATAACACGCACAACCTCTTCTTTTACAGAGGGCCAAACAAGGTCTAGCTCTTCCGGAATAACGCCTGTGATCATTTTCTGCCTTCTTCCCGGTAAAACACTTCTACGCCTTGAGCCTCACGAAACCCGCCTGAAATAACCGCCTTTATCCGGTGGTACCTGGCAGATGTTCTTGCGCTTATCTCACCCTTTGCGTTGACTGTTCTTGGAAGTCCGTAGTTATAATTTTCGTTCTGATTGTTTCTTGTGCCGACACAGATAGAAACGCTCCCATCCGCCAAAGGCCGAATCGATTTAAGGCTCATTCTCTTACCCATTCGCCCAGAAGCCTCGCCCGTCTCTATGGTTGCATCTAAAGGATTGCCGCCAAACGTCCCTAGTTTATTTGTGCTGTCAAACACGCCTAAACTTATATTCCCGCCAAGGTAAGCCGTGGACTCCATATTGATCGAGTCTGTATCTATATCAGTTAAAACTGCGTCAAGATCATCGAGAGAAAGAGAGGGGACAGCGTATTCCGTAGGGAAGGATGAATTTACATCGATGATGGACCACTTTTGAACGTCCCAGCGGTAGGCTAGCAGCCTGTTCTCTCCCGTCTCTTTTGACGGGTAAGCCCAAACGACTAATTTGTTCTTTTTGTCTACAGCACCGCGAACTAGGCTAAAATCTGATCCGGAGAAATCACTGAAAAAGAAGTTATCTATTTTTTCTGTGCCAATTGGCGTTGAGGGATTAAACCCTGCTTTCACAAAGAAACCATCGTGAGATAAAAAGAAAATTAGATCACCAAACCATGTAACAGAATTAGGAGCAAGGCACCCCCTATCCTTCTCCTCTTCATCAATCCTGAATATTGTGGGCGGCCCGGTGTAGGTCATTCGCCTGATTGCATATTCCTGAAATATTATGCCGGTTTCGCCCGGAACAATACGCTGTACAGCCCCACCACGGCCCAGCAAATCTTGATAATCAGATTGAGTTGATTGAGAAGAGGTCCATTTCTCTGAATTATTGAATCCTGACCAACGAATGCGCCCAGGATAGTCCGTTCCGCCTTCATTTAAGTTACCAAGCACAATAAAGTCTCTTACCACAGCAATATGTGAAGCCTTTGGCGGGGTTCCTGGCAGGTCGTCGAAAAGCGTGGACATACCCATATCGTAATATTGGGGAGATGTTTCTCCATCCACAGCGATAACCCGCTCGCCCCACTTAGTGAATTCCCAATTCTCTGCGGTATATCCGCCTGATTTAGAAATGTCATTAAAGGTGGTTGAACTTAACCGATATAAAGAACCAGAATCCCCGGCGAACAACTCATACCCGCCACCAGAATCTTGGCACCAAAACGCCCCTAGCGGAGCGGAAGCCAATGCTGTAGTTGCTGCCGACAGGTCATTAATAGAATGGTAGCTTTTAGCCCCTGGAATGGCATTTTTTACCACGGTCACAGAGTTTCCAAGGTCAGGCTGATCCGGTAGCCACTCGCCAAAAGCAAGGGTTTGATTAAGGAGCATTTGATCTCCTTACCATAGGCTGCCCTCTTCGGCCTTTTTTGGCCGTCTGGTTTACTCGAGTACAGGCTTCGTTAAACTCCCCTAACCATTTTGAAGCTTGCTCATCATCCTCAATAAACGCTTTTGCATCTGCCAAACACCCATACAGGTACACATCATAAGCGTTGGTTAAAAGCCAGTTGGTGTCGGAGTCTGACGCAAGTGAATCGAATGCCTTAAAGTAATGAATTTTCCCTGTTACATCCTCAGAGGGTGGAGGGAAGACAATAAGGCTCTCTCCTTCTATGGTGTATTTCGCTGGGCTTCTTGCAGCAACATCATTTTCATTGCGCCAGCCTACATCTGGGGCCACATACTCCATCTTTCGGTAATGGCTTGAATCAATATGCAGTCGCCGCAACTGAATAAACCCTACCGGCAAAGCCGTAGACTGAGAAGATATGGTCAAGTCAGCACTTGTCTCCATAGCCCTAACCCTGACAATATCCCTAATCCTAGACTCGCACATCTTTACAAACGTAGGGATCATCAACTCTAAATCATCCCTTGCCATATAAGTGGCGATGTCACTTTTCAGTGTGGCGTA